GTGTAGTTGTTGATGGTGCCACGCTACCGGGTTACACCGTACCAAAATCCTTGATTCAGGCACAATGCCGTCTGGCCATTGAAGCTCAGGATACCGAACTGCAGCCCACCACGGCGGGAGGTGCAGAGGTGTTGCAGGAGTCCGTTTCTGGCGCAGTCAGTATCACTTACGCAGAGGGCACAAGCAGCGATCCGCCTTCTTTTCCCTGGTTGTACAGTTTGCTTCGCGGCATGGTCGTGGGTTTCGGGCAGGTCAGTGTGGTGAGGGGATGAAATGGCGATAAATTATGAGCGTATGCAGGCCACGTCTACACGCCTTCTGACCGAAAATGGTCTGCCGTATGCCGTCACTCGAAAGGGCGCGATCTCGATGCAGGGCGGCAAAGAAGTCCATCAACCCGATCGTGCATTTACCGCCAGCGGGGTACGTGTTGATTACGACCCCAAAGAAATCGACGGAGAATTTATTCTGGCCGCTGATGTGCGTATCGTGTTTAGCGCCGAACCGGAGTTGCTGGTAGGTGATCTGGTTAACGTTGATGATAAACAGTATCGAATTTTAAGACCCAACCCGATTAAACCCGGAGCGCTGGTAATCAGCTATCGCGCTCAGCTGAGGACATGATATGTCAGATAACCAACAGTTCATGACCTCAATTGATGCCTTTGTGAGTAAGGCTAAGGCAAATCAGGAGGCGGTGATTAGAGCTGTTTCCATCAAAATACTGGCACGTCTGGTGCAGATGTCTCCGGTCGGTAATCCTGAGCTGTGGCAGGTCAATCAGACGCAGGTTGCCTACAACTCTGCTGTGGCCGAACACAATCGTCTGTTACGCCAGAATCCGGATAACCTGACAAAAACCGGGAGGCTGCGTAAAGGCCTGAAGGTCAGCGACAGCATGGGACTCTCGGCCCCGCCGGGTTACACCGGTGGCCGTTTTCGCGGGAACTGGCAGGTCTCCTTTAATCAGCCCTCACAGGGTGAAACAGGGCGGATTGATAAAGCGGGGGGTGAAACACTTGCTGCCGGTAATCTGGTGATTGAACAGTTTAAGGTGGGGATGACGGCGGTCTATTTCTCCAACAACGTGCCCTACGCGTACCCACTGGAGTTCGGCCATTCCCGGCAGGCACCCGGCGGCATGGTTCGTATTACTGCTGCTGAATTTCAGCAGTTCTTCGACGCGTCAGCGCGGGAGGTAGAGTCGTGAGTCGGCCTGCCATAACTGAAGTGCTGGAAACCCGTCTTGGCCAATGGGCTGATGCTCAGGGACTGCTGGTCGCCTGGGACAATATCAGCTTTACTCCTCCCTCCGGTATCTACCTGACCTCCCACGATATGCCAGCCACGCCTTCAACCATAGATCTTGCTCAAAATTGCAGCGCTCACACAGGTATCTACCAGGTGAATGTCGTCTTGCCTGCAGCTCAGGGCAGAATGGAAGGCATGACAGTGGCGCGCCATATCGAAGATCTCTTCGCCAACGGGACGGAAATGGAGGGAGAGGGTTTTGTCTGTTATGTCACCGGTGAGCCCGCACAGTATGCCGGAATTGTTACCCCGACAACCTACACCATTCCTGTCAGCCTGAATTACCGGGCCGATATCACCCGCTGACTCTGACCTCCCGCATTTCTAAACAGACCGGCCTCGCGCCGGTTTTTCTATTTCGAAGGAGTAATTTTATGGGCTTCGCATTGCCGAATGGTGCGCACGTTTATCTGGCGTCGGGCTATGGTCCGGCACTCCCTTTTACCGACATCACCAACGCCGAAAATGCGGTGATTTCCGTCGGTGCTGATGGCGCTCTGGCCGTCGGCGATATCGTCCACGTGAACTCGTCCTGGTCAGGCATTGATAACATCGTCGCGAAAATCGATGCCGTCGCCGGCAACGAGGTTACGCTACGAAATATCGACACCACGAATAAAAACAAATATGCCGTAGGTGGCGGGACGGGTTCTGTCCGCAAGATACTGGAATGGACGGAGCTGCCGCAGATTAAAGAAGTCTCGAAGTCAGGGGGCGATCAGAACACCACGCAAATCCAGTTCCTTAGCGATGACCGGCAGCGAAACCTGAATACTTACAAGTCTGCGATTTCCCAGACCTATTCGATAGCACATGACTCAACACTTCCTGTCTATTCCCTGCTGCGTCAACTGGATGAGGAAGAAGAGACGGTCGCGGCTTACATGTACGTACCGAAGGCAAAGGAGAACCGGTACTGGGCGGCGACGGCTTCTTTTGACGAAACGCCAGCGACAGCGGTCAATGAGGTGGAAACGGTGAGTGTGGTACTTAGCCTCCAGTCTCCGGCGATGACATTCTACAAAGTTCCCGCCACTGCTTCGTAATCCCGACGACAGATCCCCGAATTCCATGCCTCCGTCAGAGAGGCCTTTTTTGCGCTAAGAGGACATGATGGCGACAAAATTCACACTCCAGCCCAAACCGACTTTCAAAGCAAACGTCACAATCCCCCGGGCGGGCGAAGACGATGGTGTTCTGACCTTCACCTTTAACCATAAGCCGTTAAAAGAGTTGGTTGAGCAGGAAAAAATGGAAGGCAAGAGCGTCACTGATTTTCTGTTGGAGATCATCGCGGGCTGGGCACTACCCGAGGCCTTCAACGCGGAAAATCTGGCTCTTCTTCTCGAAAACTATCCGGCGTCCGTGCGGGCTATTTCAGAAACCTACTATCGCGAACTGATGGGCCAACGTGAAAAAAACTGATGGCGGTTGCCTCGGCGTTTTATACACCTGAGCCTTCAGCGGCAGAGCTTGCACCCTACGGACTTACGCCGGGGGATTACGATGATGTAAACGTTGATGTATGGCCTGACGTGTGGCCGTCATTCGACGTTTTCCGCTCGATGAGCACGCAGTGGCGCACCGATATGAATGGCGTTACCGGGCTGGACTACAACGTGCTTCCCTGGCTGATGAAGGTAACTGGCGTGGTGGAAGAGGCAACCGTATTTAACGATGTCAGGATCATGGAACGCGCAGCCCTGAATATGATCCACAAGGAGGCGTAATGGCCGATATCGCCACAATCTCGCTGCGCGTGAATACCGCCGAACTTGAGCGCGGCAGCAAAGCGTTGGATGACTTTAAAGGGGCCGCATCCGATGCGGCTAAAGGTGCAGATAACTTCGGAAACAGTAGCAAAGGGGCGTCCAGGATCACTGCTGAGGCGGCACGTGAAATCGAAGATATTCACCGGCGGGTGCGTGAGTACAGTGATGCACAACGTAAGACTCAGGCCGCGACGCAGTCGGCAACGCTGGCTATCGACCGGCAGAAACAGGAGCTTCAGAGCCTGCTTAACCGCATTAGTCCGGTCAATCGTGCGCTGAACGATCTGGATGAACTCCAGCGTAGTCTGGTGGGATATCGCGGAAAAGGCATGGTCGATGATGACGACTATACCCACTACAATGCTGTACTGGAAATCACCCGAAAAAAACTGTTCCAGGTTATGGAAGCTGAAACAGCGGAAGGTCGTGCGCGTATCGAAGAGGCGCAGACGACGGAACGGGCTGCGGCTTCCCAGAAAGCCTTTTTGCAAAGTCTGACCGACCAGGCTGCAGCATTTCGCGCGTCGAAGTCAGATCTTGCCGAATACCGTGCGGCACAGATGGGGATCAGTGAACAGGCTGCCCCCCTGATTGCTCAACTGCGTGAACAGGAGCGTGCAGTCGCAAGGGAAGCCGACCAGAAACGCGCTGCGATTATCGCCACTCGCGGACTTAAACAGGCGCTCGCCGGACAGGAAGCGGCTGAACGTGCAGCGGCGGCTGAAGCGCACCGAACCGCTGTCTCGCAAGACGGTTTCATCCGATCCTTGCAGGAACAGGCTAACGCGATTGGGAAAACGCGTTCAGAGCTGCTGGCACTGAAAGCGGCGCAACTCGGTGTGTCATCACAGGCAGAGCCCATGCTCATCAAACTGCGCGAGCAGGAGAACGCCTGGAAAAATGGCACAATATCTGTAGGGCAGTACCGGCAAGCCGTCAGACAACTGCCTGCTCAGTTCACCGATATTGCCACGTCCCTCGCAGGCGGAATGCCGCCCTGGTTGGTGCTGTTGCAACAGGGCGGGCAAATATCGGATTCTTTTGGCGGTCTGGGTGGTTTTTTCACCTATGTCAAAAAAGAACTTCTGGGAATGAAAGACGCCTCTGACGATTCATCTGAGTCTTTGTCGGAAAATGCGAATGCGCTGGCCGAGAACACCGAGCACGCGAAAAGCCTGTCCAGTTTCATCTCTCCTCTGACGGTCGGAATCACCGCGCTGGCTGTGGTGGGAGGGGTATTGGCTTATCAGTTCTATCAGGCTTCAATGCGGTCCGAACAGCTCCAAAAATCGTTGATCCTGACAAGTCATTTTTCAGGGCTTACTGAAAGCTCTCTCCTGAGCACAGTCGATGCGGCACACGAAGCCGGTGTGACTTTTGCTGATGCGTCAAACTCGCTGGACAGCCTGATTGATGCAGGCGTCCCTGCAGGGACTAACTTTGAAAAACTAACCGTCACGGTTTCCAATTTTGCTGATAAATCAGGGGAATCAATTGATGACCTTGCGCAGAGCTTTGCGCGTCTTGCCGACGATCCTACTAAAGGAATTCTGGCGCTGAATGACAAGTATCATCTTTTAACCGCGACTCAATATACGCAAATTACCGCCCTCCAGGAGCAGGGGAAATTCACTGAGGCTTTAGCGGCTGCGAATAAAATCGCATCGGATAGCATGGATGCTGCGGCAGATAAGATGAAAGATTCGCTCAGTACCGTATCGAGAATCATCGGTGGTTTGACGGATATGGCGAAAGGAATGTGGGATGCCGTTGAAGGTATCGGTCGTTCGACCACGGTGAACGAAGAAGTGAAACGCCTGACGACGAAGCGCGACAGCATTCAGACACGCCTGAACAGTGTGGCGTTTACGGATACGCCGCTGGGCGGGACGCGCAGCGAACTTCAGGAAGAACTGAATGCGTTGAATCTGCAGATCAATGCTTACAATCTGGCGGCAGATACTCAGGTCGCGCGTGAGAAAGCAGCAAATGATGCTCAGGTGCAACAAAACCAGAATCTTAAAGATGCGATCTCACTTCAGCAGGGGCTGAATCAGGGGCTGACAAATCAGCAGAAGCGTGAAAAGGACATCACTGAACTGAACCAGATGCGGTTGAGAATGAATGAAGCTGCTGCTGACCATCCTGAACACAATACCGGCATGTCGGATACACAGTACAAGCAACGCCTGGCGAATATCCAAAACCAGTATAAAGATCCGAAACCACCCAAACCTAAAGGCTTTGCATCTTCCTCTGGTGACAAAGCAGAAGATAAGGGACAGCGCGATCTGCTGGACCTGCAGGCGCAATTGCGAGCACTCCAGAAGCATCGTGTTATTAACGATGTCCTCAGCCAGCAGCGACTTGATCTGCACAAAACTGAAAATACTTTTGCCGTACTGGAGGATGCAGTCCGAAGCCGGCAGTTGACGAAGCAGGAAAAGTCATTGCTGGCCAGTAAAGACCAGGTTATGCAACTGGCCCGTCAGAAAGCACTGTTGGGTGACCAGATCACCGCTCAGGAACAGCTCAACAAACGCATGGATACCGCACAGAAGTACGTTAACCAGATGGCGGAGAAATCCGGTGCTCTGGAGGCCGGTGCCGGGATGAGCGACCGTCTTGCCCAGCGAGAACTGGCAAAGTCACAGCTGGCTTCCGGCTGGAAGAACGCGGGCGGAAATCTTTCGGAATCGGGATACCGTGAAGAGCTGGCGGCGGCCCAGAACTACTATGCTGCGGAGGATGCGCTTCGCAGCGACTGGCAGAAGGGCGCTCAAAAGGGCTGGTCTGAATTCGCAGATGAGGCAACAAACACCTATTCGCAAGTGGAGGGGGTCACCCGAAATGCGTTTACCGGCATGGCCTCGACGCTGACGGATTTCTTCACGACCGGGAAAGCCAGTTTCAAGGATTTTCTGATGACAGTCCTCAAGGGGATCGTTCAGATGACTACCCAGATGGCCCTGTTAAATTCCATGAAAATGGTCGCTGGTGGCACTCAATTTGGTGCTTTTCTGGGGTTTGCTGGTGGTGGATATACCGGTGATGGAGACAAATATGACCCTAAAGGTGTGGTTCACGGCGGGGAGTTTGTCTTTAATCGCGAAGCTACGCAGCGTATCGGCGTGCCGAATCTGTACGGCATGATGCGCGGCTATTCAGAGGGCGGTTATGTCAGCGATTATCCACCGGCACCGATTCGGCAGTCCGCCGCCAATCGAGGGACCGATTTTGTCATTAACAACGTATTCAACATCAACGGGCAGCAGACGCAAACCGCACTGACGGGGCAAGTCGCGGGCGGGGGTAAAGCGGCAAAAGACCTGATCATGAATCTCTTTTCACAGCAGCTGGATAAGGCGCTGGGCCAGTCAGGACGTATCAGCACTTTTGTGAACAACAGGATAGGACGGTAACCCCGCCGGTGATTAACCGTTCACTTTCGTCTTTTTATCGGGGGAAACATGGCGATTGAGACATTCACCTGGCGCACCCAGATTCAGGACGGGATGGAAGGCACATTCAAACAACGCGTGAAAGTGGCGCAGTTTGGTGATGGATACAAGCAAGTCTCCGGGGATGGTATCCATCCGGAGTCTCAGACGTGGCCTGTTTCAATGACCGGACGAGAAAAAGACCTGCTACCGGTGCTGAATTTTCTGCGTCAACACGCCGTACGGTCTTTTATCTGGACACCACCCTATGGAGATACCGGCATGTATCGTGTCGCGGCAGATTCCGTGCGCGCCTCGCCGCTGGGTGGGCGAGTGATGAACATTAAGGCCACGTTTGAGCAGGCTTAACCTTCAGGAAAATCATTTTCTAATCAACCATCCTTGGATGGTTTTTTTACAGGTGAACTATGCCGATTAACAGTGATTATCAGAAACTCAAACCGGGGAATACGGTGCGCCTGTTCGAAGTCGATGGCACAAATTTTGGTGGTGAGATGCTCAGGTATCACAGCCATAACGTTCCGCTGAGTGCGGGTGATATTGCCGAACTTCAAAAACAGGGAGATCTGAATGATGTGCAGCTGAAAGATGCCGTGGAAGCAGGCAAGTTTTACGGCCAGTCCATCTGGTGGAAGGGCGAGGAGTATGTCCCCTGGCCCTGCCAGATTGAAGGGCTGGATGCCTCGACCGATGGAGCCAGCGCACAACCCAGGCTCACTGTGGCGAATCTCAACAGCTCGGTTACCGCGCTGTGTCTTGAGTATGACGATATGCTGAAGTTTCCGGTCACCATCCGCGATACGCTTTCACATTATCTTGATGCCCGCAATTTCGCTGACGGAAATCCCACAGCCGATCCCACGCAGGAAAAAGTACGGGTCTTTTTCATCGATGGAAAAAGCAGAGAAGCTCCTGCGGCTGTCGAATTCATCTTATCGAGTCCTGTCGATCTGCAGGGCAGAAAAATCCCTTCCCGGCAAATGCATGCACTATGTGAATGGGCCATCCGAAATCAGTATCGTAGCGGCGATGGGTGTGATTACGCCGGTAATGGCTGTTTCGACAGATTCAATAAACCTGTGGATGACCCTGGAAGCGATCAATGCTCCGGTACGCTCTCCGCGTGCAAAATCCGTTTTGGTGCAGATAATCCGCTGCCGTTTGGTGGCTTCCCTGGTACCTCGTTGATTAAGAGCTGATCAATGCGCAATAAAACCGTCAAAGCCATTTTTGAGCATGCGGCCCAATGCTATCCACAGGAATGCTGTGGGGTGATAGCCCAGAAAAACAGAGTGGAACGCTATTTTCCTTGCCGTAATCTCGCTGATAAACCGAACGATCATTTTCATTTATCGCCGGAAGATTACGCAAATGCTGAAGACTGGGGAACCATCAGCGCTGTTGTTCACAGCCATCCCGACGCGACTACCCGTCCCAGTGACCTGGACAAGGCTCAGTGTGATGCGTCTGCATTACCCTGGCATATTGTGAGCTGGCCTGAGGGCGATCTTCATACTATCCAGCCCCGTGAGGAGCTGCCGTTGATTGGCCGTTCTTTTGTTCTGGGCCATACGGATTGCTGGGGGCTGGTAATGAGCTACTTCCGGCAAACGCACGGGATTGAACTCCCTGATTATCGTGTTGATTATCTCTGGTGGGAAAGCGGTGACGAAAACCGCTATAGGGATAACTGGTATGAGTGTGGTTTTCGTGAGTTCAGTGGGGATCTGCAGCCGGGAGACCTTATCATCATGCAGGTACAGGCTCCTGTCGCTAACCATGCCGGTGTGCTGCTGGCGGATGGCATGCTCCTGCATCATCTCTATGGCAGGTTAAGTCAGAGGGTGCCTTATGGTGGCTACTGGCGGGACAGGACGGTAAAGGTCGTGCGGCACAGGGATCTTTGCTGATGACGACTGGCTCAAGATTTGGCACTTGGGGTCTTACACCAGCTTTTGCGCTTAAAGTCTTAATGAAATTAGGGCTTTTTAAAGTTGCAATGACTAATCCCGCAAACGAAAATTGACACTCATCATTTAGTGTAAAGTTGGTTTAGGAACATCATCATGCGTTTGATAAGGAATACGGGTATGAGGAAGATATCAGCATTTTTAATCCTGTCCTGCACGCTGGTAGGTTGTAAATCGTTAGATTACGTGAGATCTCAGGCCCCTGTGTTAACAGGTGAAACCAAAAAAAATGTTAGCGAGTTCGCCGCGTGTGTTTCTTCTTCATGGTCTGGTAGCAGTGGCCACGTAACATCCCTGCCACTTAATAATGGAGTAAGCCTACAAATCCCGCAGGCGATGGGTGGATATGATGTCGTTCTTGACGTGCAGAAAACCGACAGCGGGAGCAAATTTATTTTATTTGAACGTATCGCCTCTCTGACCTCTGCATCTTATGAGACGAGTGTTAAACAGTGTATTTAAATTAATGCTGTACGGGCACCAGATCCAATTCAACCACCTGCGGGTGGTTTTTTTATGGGGTGTATATGCAGGAAAAAATGAGGACAATCCGACTTTATGGCGTTCTCGGTAAAACCTTTGGCCGTATTTATCGGCTGGCCGTCGCAACACCGAAAGAGGGCCTTAAAGCACTGTGCGTGCTGGTTCCCGGTTTGGAAACTTTCATCAATAACAGCAAACAACGTGGCCTGACCTTTGCCGTATTCAGCGGCAAACGCAACATCACTGCTCAGGAGCTGGATATGGACAATAGCGCGGAAGATATTCGCATTGCGCCTGTTATCATCGGCAGTAAACACGGCGGCCTCTTCCAGACCATACTGGGTGTGGCGCTGATTGGTGCATCATTCTGGATGGGCGTTGGAGCGCCTGCCAGCAGTATTCTTTTTGACGCGGGGGCATCGGTAGCTCTCGGTGGCGTGGCTCAGATGCTTTCTCCGCAGACTCAGGGGCTTGCCAACAAACAGGATGCTGATAACCGAGCTTCTTACGCCTTTGGTGGCGTAACAAATACTGTAGCGCAGGGTTATCCAGTTGCGCTGCCTTATGGGAAACCACGTATTGGAGGGGCAATTGTTTCAGCGGGAATCTACGTTGAGGATCACCAATAATACTTTCCTGCATTACAGTGTTTGGTCCTTACTGATTAGTTTTGTGTTGAGTAACAAGGTCAACAAGGCGGAGCCTGGAGAGGGGGATAGGTTTAGGAGTAGGTATTAAGGCACTCGGGCTGAACAGGATAGATATTAATTCACAACCAGTTTAATATTCTGTAAAGTATCAAATATGATATTTTTATGGAGGTGGCCTTGTGAGTAAAACAGAAAAAAACAATCTTGAATCAATTTCTGAAATTGATTATAAAAAGTGCTTTATAGGTAAAGAAAAGAAGGCTCTTGAAAAAGCGCTGGATATTAGAAAGTTCGAGATTGATTTGTACTGGAAGAGGGCGAGTTACTTCTGGACCTTTATTGGTGCAGCATTTGCAGGTTTTTTTGTTGCCTACGCATCACCATCTGAAAATAGACGCGACTTGTTAGTTATTCTATGTTGTTTAGGCTTGGTTTTCTCGGTTGCATGGTTTTGTGTTAATAAAGGGAGTAAGTTTTGGCAAGAAAACTGGGAAAATCATGTGGATTTGCTTGAAGACTCAGAGATTGGTCCCTTGTATAAGATTGTTCTTGCGAGAAATAAAGGTGTGGAGTCTGCTGGGGGATTTATGGGGGTTATCACTGGCCCAGCTCCATTTTCAGTATCTAAAATAAATCAACTAATTAGTTTTTTTGTAATATTTCTTTGGGGCGCGCTACTAGTTAAGGTTTTATGGCCTATCTCCCCAGATTTGGATCTGAATGTGTTTTATTGTGCTATTGTTGGTGTTAGTTTTATTTGCTGTGTGCTTTTTATTTGGTTGGGAAGAACCCATTCTGGTGAGCATTATCATTCAGCAACT